TTGATGCACAAGGCCCAGAACCTTTTATTGAGTGGAGCACTATTATGTATTTAAACAATGAATCTGAATACGATGGTGGTAAAATTTATTTCCCCAATCAAGAGTTTGAATACCAGCCAAAGCAATACTCTGCTGTATTTTTTCCAAGTGCAGGAACAGAATACATTCATGGAATAACAACAGTAACAAGAGGAAATAGATTTACTGCTCTCTATATGCACAGCAGTCTACCAGAAGTGGCAGACCCAGATTTTCATCCTGGTAAGAATGAATGGAAAGCAAAGGACTATCATCTTGTCAACATTTAACCATGAAGTATTAGATTTAGGATTGGTATATTATACTGATGTAATAAAAAATCCAGAACTTTTAATTAAGCAGATAGAAGATTTGGATGCTAAATACACATTAGAAAAAAGAGAAGATACATCTGTAAAGCCATGGGTAGCATGGACATATGGAGAAGGACAAAACAAATTAATGTTTTGTTGGCAAAAATTTATACCACAGGTAGATCATCTTTTACCAACAGATGCTTATTTAGAAGAACAAACAAACATATCTTCTCAACTTTTTGGGGCACTAGAAAAAACATTGGAACACTATACTACTCAACTATATCCTTTTGCAGAAAAAAATATTAAGTCTAGAGAGCACACCATGCACCTTCTTAAATACGATGAGAGTGGACACCTTCCAGCACACCAGGATCAGGGGGTTAGTAGTCGTGTTTTGTCAGTACTGCTTTATCTGAATGATGACTACGAGGGTGGAGAAATTGAGTTCAGGCATTCTGGAATAAAATTTAAGCCAAAGGCTGGAAGCGTACTATTCTTTCCATCAAACTTTCTTTACGTCCACGAGGTTTATCCAGTTACAAAGGGTCCTAGATATGCTTTGCCGAACTGGTATCACAACATACCTTTCAACGAGAAAAGAAATTCTACTGGAGATGAGTAGCATTAATGATAAAAAAAATAGTTAGTTCTATTAAATTTAAGGTTTGGAAGTTTAAAAATAGAAAAGCATTTAAAGATAGAAACTTTATTTATTAATGATAATACTTGGAGTAAATGAAACTACACACGACGCATCAGTATCTTTAATTAAAGACGGAGAGATATTGTTTGCTGGTCATGCAGAAAGATATAGTAAACAAAAAAATGATTGGTTTACGAATAAAGAACTAATTAAGAATGCCTTGGAGTATGGTTACCCAGATAAAATTGCTTATTATGAAAAACCATTACTAAAGAAAACAAGGATCGCTTTGTGTGGCGGATTAGGTGGTGAAAAGCCATGGTTTGAAACAACAGAACTTGGAGAATTGCCAAGAAAAAACTTTGGACATCACTATTCTCATGCAGCAGCAGGATATTATACTAGCAACTTTAATGATGCAGTGATCGTTGTTTTAGATGCAATTGGAGAATGGACGACTTCAAGCGTTTGGGTTGGAGAAGGTGAAAAAATTAAGCATAAATATTCAGATGGATATCCGTTTAGTTTTGGATTATTCTATTCTGCTTTTACTCAACTTATAGGACTTATGCCAAACCAAGAAGAATACATTATGATGGGTATGGCTGCATATGGGGACTGGAAAAAACACTACAAAAGGGTTAACTCATATTTTGATTCAACATCTTGTCAGAAATATAACTTTCATAAGGGTATTCATGACTGGGGGGCAATTGAAAATGATCAGGATAGGTTTGACATAGCGGCAGCAGTCCAGTATGTTTACGAAAGAAGACTGTTAGAGTTTATGTCACAAGCAAAGTCTAATACTGGTAAGAAAAATTTAGTATTTATGGGTGGCTGTGCACTTAACTCATCAGCCAATACAGGTCTGTGGACACTGTTTGATATGATTTGGATTATGCCTAACCCTGGAGATGCTGGTAGTTCATTAGGAGCAGCAGCAGCCCTATATGGTAAGCACCTTGACTGGAAGACTCCTTATCTTGGTTATGATCTTGGAGGAGAGTATCCTGTTCAGCAAATTGTGGACGGTATATTAAAAGATGGAATCGTAGCAGTAGCAACAGGTAGAGCAGAGTACGGTCCAAGAGCATTAGGAAACAGAAGCATCCTTGCTGATCCAAGAGATCCAGACATTAAGGATAAAGTTAATCTAATTAAGAAAAGAGAATTGTTTAGGCCATTTGCCCCAGTGGTTATGGCTGAGCATGCCAATAAGTGGTTTGATATGGATTTTGAAAGCCCTTACATGCAGTACACAGTAAAGTGTTTACAGCCAGAAAAAATACCATCTGTAGTACATGAAGATGGTACTTCAAGAGTTCAAACTGTTAGAAAAGATCAGCATCCAGGTCTATGGAGAGTATTAAACAAGTTTTACTTGGAGACTGGAGTTCCAGTTCTTCTTAATACTAGTCTTAATATCAAGGGTCAACCGCTTCTTAATGACGAAACTGACATTATTAAGTGGGAAAAAGAATACAACTTTACAATCTGTAGGTAAAGTGCTATAATAGGATAAGAGAAAAAAAGGAGGCCACAACCATGGCAGCAAAAGGATCACTAGAAGCAATCATTGAGGTTGCAAAGAAGGAAGTGGGCACAATTGAAGGCCCAAAGGATAATGAAACAAAGTACGGAGCATGGATTAAGGTTAACTTCCAGCCATGGTGCCAGTCATTCGTCTCATGGTCAGCGTTTACTGCTGGTGTAAAATCATTCCCAAAGACTGCATCAACAGTTGCAGCATCAGACTGGTTTAAGAAGGCTGAGCGTTGGTCAGATGCTCGTAATGATGATCCACAGCCAGGAGACTGGATCTATTTTGATTTCCCAGAAGATGGTGTAAATCGTATTTCACATGTTGGTCTTTGCATTAAGAACAATGGCGATGGAACAATCCAAGTTATTGAAGGAAACACTTCAGGAACTGCAAAGGGAGACCAGCGCAATGGCGGAATGTGTGTTGAGAAGACTCGTGGATATGTAAAGAACAACAAGAAGAAGTTGGTTAATGCTGTAGTTGGTTGGGGTCGTCCAGTTTATACTGGTGAAGAAAACGCTCCACTACTCAATAAGTTAGCAGCAACACCTGCTAAGGCCACATCTGCAGATGCAGCAAAGAAGTCTGCAAAGCCTGCTGCAAAGAAGTCTTCTGGTGGCGGAGGAAAGGGTTCTGTGGCACTGTAATGGAATCCACTAAAAGAACATTATTAAAAACAGTAAGTTGGGAAACCTTTCATCTTGTTGGCGTTGCTGGAGTAATTTATCTTTTTACTGGTGAGTGGGAGTATGCAAGTTTAGGTGCATTACTATACATTGGTTGGGAAGCAATTGGATACTTCTTGCACGAAAGAGTCTGGGCAAAGTTTGGAAAGGATGTAAATTAATGCGTATTAAAATAATTAAGGCAGTTGTAAAACTTCTTGGCTATGAATGGTCTGGAGATGAACTCAAACTGCCAGTTTGGTATGTAAAAGAAAAGAAAAAGAAGTAGTGGCTCTTTACGAATATAATTGCAGCATCTGCGCTGATAATTTTATTAAAGAAAGACCAATTGCATCTGATGATCCAGGCTACAAGTGTGATACTTGCAATACTGATCTAACTCGTGTATACTCTAATGTAGGAGCAGTTTTCAACGGTAGTGGATTTTATTCCACCGATAATAGAAAGAAGTAGAGTATACTATGAGTACTATGATTGATACACCTGTAGAAGTTAAAGAGTGGGTACTTAAGGCAACTGACAGATGTGACTCTTGTGCAGCAGAAGCCTTAGTTCAAGTAACTGGCCTAAACGGAGAACTTCTTTTTTGTGGTCACCACTATAATAAAATTATGAATAATCCAGAAGGATACAAGAAAATGATGTCCTTTATGATTACCATTATTGATGAACGAGACAAGTTGATTGAAGATAAAGCAAAGGAAGCACCACACGCATGATTATTCAGATTATTGGCCTTCCAGGTTCTGGCAAAACAGAATTAGCGAAGGCCCTAAAAGAACGTATTAACGCTATTCATCTTAATGCAGATGAGGTTCGTGCAACAGTAAACTCAGATCTTGGATTTAGTTCTGAAGATAGAATTGAGCAGGCTCGTCGCATGGGTGAGATGGCAAGACTAATCTCTAAGCAGGGGGTTGCACCAGTCATCGTTGACTTTATTTGTCCAACAGATCTTACTCGTGCAGCATTTGGAAAGCCAGACATTCTTGTATTTATGGATACACTTGCTGAAGGTAGATTTGAAGATACCAATAGGATGTTTGAACGACCAACAGATTTTGATGTATCATTCATTAGTCACAACCTAGATGCAGAAGCAAAGGCATCTCATATCATTGAAAAGTTTAACTTACATGATTGGTCTGCACCTACAACTCTGATGCTGGGTAGGTACCAGCCTTGGCACGAAGGTCACCACGCCCTTTACAAGGAGGCTGGCAAGAGAACTGACCAAGTACTTCTTGGAGTTCGGAATACCTACAATACAAGCGAGAAAGATCCACTTAAGTTCGATCAGGTAAAAGAATATATTGCCAAGGATGAATTTATGGATGGCGCACTAGTATTAAGACTACCTAACATTACCAACATTGTATATGGCCGTGACGTTGGATATAAGATTGAGCAAGTCGATTTAGGTGCAGATATTCATGCTATTTCTGCTACGCAAAAGCGTAAGGAAATGGGTATATAAATGTTAGAGAATGCTATTGCTGTTGTTGTTTCACTTATAATTGCTGCCATTGCTGTTCACCTTGTTGATAAAAAATGGGGTGGAACTGATGACAGTAACCAAGGCTAGATCATTTGCAAAAGCGCTTAGTTATCGCATATGGGGAACTCTTTCCTCAGTCGCTGTTGCTTATGTCATAACAAATAATGCTGCTCTTTCCGTAACGATTGCGTTTTGGGAAACGGTAGTTAAAATATTTATCTACTACGCACATGAGCGTGGATGGAACTATATACAATGGGGGAGAAAGTAATGTTTGAATATTATGTAAAAAAAGTAACAAAGGTCGTTGATGGAGACACGATTGATGTCGAGATTGATTTAGGGTTTGACATTTCTTTTAGTTCAAGAGTTAGACTGGCTGGTATTGATACACCTGAGTCTCGTACAGCAGACAAGGCTGAAAAGGCTTTAGGACTGGAAGCGAAGGCTTATTTGAAGGCTGCTATCGATAGCGCTAACTCTGTAGTTATTAAGACAGAGAAGATGGACTCGTCAGAAAAGTATGGTCGTATCCTTGGATGGGTCTACCTTGATGGAGATACGGTTTCAATTAATGACAAGATGATTAATGATGGTCATGCTTGGGGATATCTTGGAGATACTAAGGTAAAAGATTTTGATGCACTTGCAAAGGCTAGAAAAAAGTCAGGGAAATAAGTTGGACTTTAAAGATGAAGATGAAGCAATAGAGCAATTAATATTGGCAGGAGCACTTGAGGTTGCTGGAATAGATATGGATACTGGAGAGCCAGTATACAACTTTACAGAAAAACTAATTGATGTTAATCCAGAATTACATAGCGAGGTTTCTACATATTTTACTCGTGAGACAATGGCCTTATGGGAAGAGGGATTTTTAGAGATGGATGTTACTGAAAAGAACCCAGTCGTTAAACTAACCCAAAAGGCTTTAGATGAAATAGCGGTAGCAAACCTAGATAAACAGAAGCAATACACGCTAAAAGAAATAATAAAAATTATTACTTTAGATAAGTAGTATAATTGTTTTGGAGATATGATGGAATACTTCTTAGGATCTGCCATAACACTTATATCCATGTTTATTACAACAAGGTTTATTTCGTCACGCAATCTTAAGGTTAAGCAGACACCATTTAGGTATAGCCAAAGCCACATACACATGCTTATTTTGCCGCTGGTTCCTGAGATTAAAAACTATAAAAAAAGAATGGTTACTCAGTCTAGTAAACATGAAGAAAAGGTAAATATAAAAGTCGTTATATTTGACAATAAGGCTTACTTTGTAAAAGATGGTACGTTCTATTGTGCAGAAATGGATGGCAAAAATATAGACAGTTCAACTGCAACCCTAGTTGACACAATGGGTATGGATAAGATACAATTAGATAAGATGCTGTTCATAATGGATCAATTAAGAGATGGGAAAACAGATGATAGTGGGAGTTCAGGGAACAAGTAGTTTTGACGACTACCAGGTTTTTCTTAGGGCAATGGGAGTTACCATGTCTTCTTTAAAAGATGAAGATCCATACTTCTATATATATTCTGCAGGACCAGCGAATATTAATTCTATGGTTTCAGAGTTTGTAAATCTTTCAGAGCGTGGACTAAAGTCTCGTGGTAAAAAGATTAAAATGTACAAGGTTCCACCAAGTTGGGTAACAGAAAACATCAGCGACATAAACTATTTTGCTTTCTTAAGCAAAGAAAAAGAGCAGGTCTCAAAACTTGTTGATGATGCGAAAACAAATAATGTCGAATACGGCATTTTCAGATACTAAGAGAAAGAACAACAATGCAAATTAAATCATTAGAACAAATGGAAACAATTGTAAATAATAATAAGGCTTTGGTTTGGGACGGATGGACAGTAGTTAACTCTTATCCTTCTGAGAAGGGTAGAACAGCCCCACAAGGGGCATTTGTTGATGGAAAGTGGCATCTACAGCGTCGTTTTGTTCCTTCTAAGAATGGATGGGATATACCAGATAAGTTTGTGAGTTAATATGCCAAAACATAAATGGAAAGATGATGCTTTATGTTTAGACTATGACACAAACTTATTCTTTGAAAAGTATGAAGATGATGAACTTCTCAGGCCTGCCATAGATAAACTTTGTTCTATGTGCCCAGTGTCTAAGATGTGTTTTGCTGTTGGAGTTTCTCAAAAAGAATGGGGAATTTGGGGCGGAGTTTATCTTGAGGGTGGACAAATATCTAAAGAGTTCTCAAAGCATAAATCAAAGAGTGACTGGGGAAATACCTGGGAATACCTGACGGTAGATAGGTAAAAAATGGGATCAGTCATATTCGGATGCACAGACATAGGCAATAGTAATGATCTATCTAAGACATTCTTTAATAAATTAAATAGTTCAGATGCTGTGGTTGTTGAAAACCAGTACATGTGGGATTCTTTTTGTTTGGACAACGATATTTCTTATACTAAAGAAGTACTATCTTTGAACCTTCCTGGACTTAAAGGTAAATTTTTAAATGAACTTTCAGAAGAAATACAAAAATTGTTTTCAGATAATAGGAGTGCGATTCTTGAAAGAGTTCATCAACTATACAAGTCTGGAAAGAGTGTTCTTGTTTTGTCAGACGAGGGATCATCTATTATTGCAGACTCTGGAGAGTTTGTAAGAAACTATTGCCTTAAAAATGGAATAGATTTTAAAGTAATGTCAGGACCATCTGCAGTTATTAACTCTATAAGTTCTTCAACAATCTCAGGATCATTGTCTCCATTTATATTTTATGGACCAATGTTTTCTTTAGAATACTTAAATAACTTTTTAGAAAATATTGATAGATCACCATGTTATTTTTTAAGTGTTGCGTTTTTAACTCCAAAAACTGCAAAGAATGTTGTTGAAAGTATGCTTGAAAAGTTTGGAAACATTGACGCTTGCCTTTGTGTAGACCTAACAACAGATAATGAAAAGATAATTGGTAAAAATCTTAATGATGTTGTTGAATATTTACAGCAAATGGGAGATGATTACTACATAAAAAAAGAAAAAATTTCCATAGTTTTTCGTAATACAGGGAGAAAATAATGTATACAGATCAAATGAGAATGGCTTTTAGGTCTATTGTGCCACCAAAAAACTTTTCTTTACAGATAGTCGATCATGATAATTTCTTAACAGTGAAAGCAAGCGAGGATCAATTTATGAGGCTGCCTGGAGAAGACAGAAAGATTGCTGTGGAATATATGATACGTGTAAAGAAGGCATTGGAAGCAAACGGAGCAATTGTTTTACTAGTCAGAGAGGGCGGAAAAGAACTATGATTGAGTTTATTGCATTTGTAATTTTTTCTATATTGTTTTTTGTTTTAGTAGTTAGAAATATTATGTTAAGCATCAAGGTTCATTCAATATCAAAAGAACTTCTGCAGTCAGTAATAGATAAAAATATTCTGGCTGAAAAATTATTTGACTTATCTGCTAGAAATCTGATGAAAGAAGAAACATCATCTGAGGCATTTCTAAAATTTATTTCAGATTCTCGTGATTGGGCCTATCAGTATATAGATGATGTGCAGCAGTCATTAGATAAGTTTATTACTGATATTGAGCCAGAAATACTGTACTTTGATGCCTATGGAGATCTGATGAGTGCTGAGCCAAACCATAACTCTATGAAAAAAATATCTGTAGCATACAAGGAATTAAAGAAACTGCTACCAGAGGACTATGGTAAAATAGATACATGAGTAATTTGTCAGATGAGCAGTTAGCAGAAGTCATACTGTTTCAGTATGAGGTTAATCTAAGAAAATTAATTAAGAATAGGTTGATAGAAACTCTTGGTCCAATTGCAAAGGGTCATGCACACTTTGATGAAAAAATGTTAGATGCTATATTAAAGATTGTTGAGGAAAAGTAATGAATCAGTTTAAAGAGTTAGCACAGGGTATTGTCGTTGCAAATAATATCGGTGAGGGCATGGGATATATAAATAAAATTGAGAATCTTGTTTCTCAAGGAAACCTGTCTTGGGTCCCCCATAACCAGAAAAAAATTAAAGAAGACGAAAATAAAAAAGCAATGGACACAATGTACATCAGGAATGTAAGAAGATGGGGAACTCAAGAAAAAGACCCATCACCAAAAGAACTTTTACACGAAGAACTGTTTAATAGATTTGATAGAGACTTTGTGCATGTTATTCAATCATATATTGAGCAGTACAAGGTTCCATGTTCTCAGAGAGAAGACTATGAGATATTAAAGTATGGAGAGGGAAACTTTTTTATAGATCACGTAGATGATGGTCTATATCTTACAAGAAAGGTTTCATTGGTTTACTACTTTAATGACAATTACGAAGGCGGAGAAATACACTTTCCAAGGTTTGATGTAACAATAAAGCCAAAAGAGGGACAGTTGATTCTATTTCCAGCATCATATATTTATAACCACAATGTTACTGAAGTAACAAAAGGAACAAGATACTCAATGGTGAATTGGCTCAAGTAGAATGATCAGATTTAAATCCTACGAAGATTTGGCATTTGAAGCATTCTATTCTTGCCATATTCTTGGGTGCAATCTTGAAGCAGAAAAACTATACGGTACTGATACACAGATCAGAGATGTCTGTATAAATCACTATACAGAACTAACAAAGTAATATCCTAGGAGGAATAAAATGAACGAACAAATTAAGGCAGCACTAGCGTCATACGGAAGATCAGTTCTTGGAGCAGCAACAGCAATGTATGCTTCTGGAGTAACAGATCCGCAGACACTAGCATACTCACTACTTGGAGCACTTGTTCCAGTTGTATTGAGAGCAGCAAACCCATCAGATACTGCATTTGGTAAGATGCCATCAGTAGATGAGGTAGATAAGGCAGTTAAGTCTGCAAAGGTAGTCAAGAAGGCTGCTAAGAAGGCTCCTGTAAAGAAGTCATCTGGTGGAGGAAAGACAGCCAGCCAAGTAAAGTAATTTTACTA